CTCCGAAAAGACAGCAACAATATCAGGAGTACAGTTGGCAATAATTTCCGGCGCCATCTCTATCAAATTATCATTGCTCTTCCCACTGATCTCATTGATATATTTTGGAAGTTTTTTGATCTTCCTCAATAGGGCCGGATACCTTTTAATCGGAATCGTTTTTATTTTTATTTCTTTTTCTTGTATTTTTATTTTCATATTGAAATATTTAGGACACTAAGGTCACTTTATAAATATTAAGCGGTTGAATCTCCAATAAATCCTAGATAGTTACCGTCGGATTTAGATTCGTCCAATAAAGCTTCGAATGTTACTTCAAAAACCTTTTCCTCGTCAACCAGATGAGGGAGAAGAACGGATGAAGATACGAGTGCTTTGTGAAGCACAATATCGTGTCTCCTAGTTCCTTCACTAGACGGATGTAGCACAAGTTCGTGAGCGTCGTCTGATCCAACCTTACCAGCGTTAGCGCCGAGTGTTAGTCGGGCATCTGCCGCACCTGCGGGACTAGCCTTGGGCATCGCCACATGCAGATTGGCGAGGGTAAATTCAGCAAGGATCGCCTTGACTGTCAATTTCTCACCGATCAAGTATTTTTCGACAACGGTTTCGCCGTACTTATCTACTGAGACATCTTTGTAAACGGGTTCGTAAGATACTTCGACTCCTCCCTTGGTGTGACCCAAAGCTACTGAGTTAAAAGTAACGTCACAAACACCTAATTCTACGTTTGTTATGTCTGCCATTTTTGTTTATTCACCACCTTTTTTATAAACTTGTAATGCTTTTAGTTTATTAGATTTCTTCCATTCTTTCAAATCGGTGAAGTGAAACGAGTTTGTTTCTCCACACCGGGGACAAATAAAACACAACTTCCCCCTAACATTTTCATAGCAAATAAGCTTCCTGCACTTCGCACACCTCAGCTCCCGATATTTTTCCCCGTTTATTTCAATCATTATGATGTTATCGTGTCCTCGCACGAAAATTAATAGAAAACAAATCCCTCCCGCCGTCATCTCGCCCCAAATGCCCACCCTCTGCAATCGCCAAGATGAAATAAAAGTACGTTTCACCAGATACCAAACTAATGTTGGCACTTCGATGCAGGGCGGCTCTAACAGCGTCTAATTGGGCTTTTCCTGCGGAATAATCCGAAGCTCTGATCATAACCTGAAATGTTGGCTCTTTGGTTGGAATATCCTTATCCGGCTCTGATCCTCCAGTATCCAAAACAGCGATGCAATCAGCCGTCTCATCTGGTAAATATCCACAAAAGATATCGGTCGCAACCGTACCAATACCTTCCTCCGCTAAGTAATCAGCTACATCATTTATTAATACGCTCATTTTAGAAATCCTCCTACAAATTCTTTATAAATGCTTCTAAAAGTGTTTAGATTATGCTTGATCGGATCTTCAAGATATTTTCCTTTTCTCCCACCCTGAAAACTATACTCCGGGTGTTCGTGAAGCCGGGCCGCATACACTTTATTATATCCCACTTGTCTCTCGAACTCACTACTCCCCGCTTCCGTGTGTCCGCTATTTTGTAAAGCCCCGGTATCATGTGGCACTTCCCTCGAACTTAGTCTTAAAACTTCATTGGCAATATCCCTGATAGCGTCCTTACTTTTTTGATCGACACCTTTTCTAAGCTTCGCAACACCGTCAGTCAGCCCACTCAAATCTAACTCTATAACTAGGTTTCTACCCATTTAATTAGCTCCAATTTCAAATGATGAACGTTCCCTTGGCCATCGACTGGTTCAGTTTTACCCCAAACTTTATAGTAATCAGTTCCGTAATCTACCCGGTCATTTATGTTTATTGACAGCCCGGATTTGGCGTACATGATCCCTGCAATCAAAAGAGTCTGCCCGTTGGGCAAAAGCCTTGATTTAGATACTTTTTGAAACCTCGCATTGTAATCCGTCCCACTACCAATTACTACCCGGCCATATCTGTTTCTGCTTGATTTCGGATAAAGTGTAATTTCTTGATTAAAAAATCCCTTAATAGACATCTTAGTCTATGATAGCACCCTTGATATTCCTAATGCCACGCAACAGCATTTTCGCCTTTGGTGCAATTAAGTCCTCGAGTCTCCCAATATCCTCCCCATACTTCTCGTAGGAATAGTCACCAATTCTCTCCCGCTTCATGTTCACCTTATTCGTTGAGAAAAAGTCGTCACCCATTTGGATTCTGTACTCAACCTGAGCCGCAGTCGCCCTTTTAACTTCCTCAGGGATGGATTTATACCAAGTATTAGGTGAGTTCTCACTATCGTAAATTGCATCAAAAACCATTCTTGGGAATTTCCCCAACTGCCAAATCTTGTAATAAGAGGTATTGTCCAAAGTAGCGGTAAAAGTATCCACGGTTAAAACCCCGGCTTTTGTGCTGGCCGTACACATGTGCCTTTCCCCCTTTCCCGTTCCCCCAACTATCTCTACCATGCAAAGCACAAAGTAATTTTTCTCGTAAATATTCTGGTGTTTAGTTTGGAGATTCAACGTGGTGGTCGACCCCCCGCTTCCCAACCCGACTATTGTGTTCGGTAGCGCCTGTGTTTGAAAGCCAACATAGGCATCGATTAGCTCCTCCGCCTGTGATATTTGATCCTCTGCCTCATCCGCATCCGTAACGGTAACATCGGCATATTCTTCGAGTTCGCTAGTTGTTAAATATCCTCTTTTTGACATTATTTTTCGTCGATCCAATCAGTATTATTTTTATTATACCACCCTGTCCTGTTATCATTTTGGAATGATGTGTTGTTTGCGGTGCTAAAAGCTTCCTTACCACGCCCATCCCAAGGGCAAATCAGGGAATCCCAATTATATCGAACCGAATCCCAATCAGCTTGAAATAATTGCTCGAACCACTCTGTGTCTAAATTTTCAAACCAGTCTCCGGTCGACTGTGTTAACCATTCCGTCCCATTTTTATCAAACCAACTCCCAATAGCCTCTACGACCCACTCAGTATTCTTATCACTACTCCACTTTTCAAGTAATTTACTAAGCCATACAGTATTTTTCTTGTTGTACCACCTCTGAACAGCCATAACTTATTCTACCAAGTCGCCCCAGATTTTACTCTAACCCCAGTTTCTCAAATAAAGTCATGTGTCTTTCAGTCAATTCTTTTTTGGAATTAAGGTCTTTTAACACCTTTTTCACCATCTCTGCGACAATCTCACCAATTCTGATTTCTACCTCTCGGTCTTTTTCAGAGTTCCATTTACTCATTTGTCCTTCGGTCTTAAACTCAAATTCGTTTACTTCGTCGTCAGTTAAAGAGAGTTTCTCCCTAAGTTTCCGTAATTCTTTTAACCCAGCGTAATCTGCCTTTTGGGGGAGAATACCTATTAACGTGAATCTTTCACCGACGCTTAATTTTAATTTCATACTTCTTTAATTTCTAACTTTGTAAAAGTGGCATCTTCTTTGGATTTTCTCTCACGATAATTGTCTACCTTACCCACAATCATCATTTTGATAGCTTCATTGGCAAAGTCTGTCTTATCTCCCTCGGCGTACCCACAAGAACGGCAGAAATCATCTAAAAACTCTAACTTTATCTCTGTAGTGGCGTCCCAGTTATCAGAAATGAATGTTACAAAGTCCATAAGAAATTATATCATTAAGCGTCAACAAATAAAGCCAGCCTGTAAACCGTTCCATTCAGCTCAACACGGACGCTCTGAGTTGAGGCGGTTGCCGCCGTAATAATTCCTCTTGCTGAAGCAATAAAGTTAATAGCCCCTTCGCTTATATCTGCTTGGTCTACAATCAAGGTTGGAACTGCCGCCGTTGTTGAGGACTGATCAACATGAAGTTTTGCTAAAGGTCCTGTTGTCCCGATGCCGACGTTGCCGTCTGATTGAATACGCACCTTTTCTGTAACAGCACCACCTGTTAATTTTGTATAAAACCTCAAATCACCTGTATCTGCATTTGCCGTCTGATAAGAATTTATTTTTGCAACATTTGTCCTTGTGGTTGAGTTTAGACCTTCAAATTGAACACTTGAAAAGTAACTATTGCCAGCATTATTGTTCGATACTATTATTCCTCCTCCATTAGCATTACCAAATATAGATGTTCCAGTAACATCCAATTTTTCTCTTGGCGCCGTTGTCCCGATGCCGACGTTGCC